ACTGAAGCTATAAATGTCGGATCTATTTTCTGTTGAGGGACGCCAGGTATGGCGACATAGTTTAAAGTTAAGATCCCCCCAGACCAGGCCAGGACTGTGATTCTGACCATTGTACTAATGATCGCTGCCTGTTCTTCGGGGTCAGGAAGAATTGCATCTTTGACTTTACCAAAGACACCTTTTTTCTTCTCTTCGTTATCAACTACCTCATCTTTTATTTCATTAGTCATTATAACTTATCATAAGGTCATTCTATTTATGCCTGTGCCTCAGTCCAAGAAATTCTAAAGTCGATTGCTCTTCTGTTTGAACCACGACCACCACCAATATTTGTCACTTTAACAGCAAGAACCTCAGGACCATCAGGGAATACACCTGTTGGATCTGCTCCTGTTGTTGCTGCCAATGAAGCACCACCACCACCTAAGATTGAGTTAGAAATTTCTTTAACTCGTCCCAAGTCATAGTCAGCAACACCAGAGTCAGCATAGAATCCATAAATTACTTCACCACCCACAAGTTCGTTGTTAATAATAGATAGACCCTGTGTTAGGTCTGCATATTGTGCTAGTGATGTACCACCTACATTCTCCCAAGCAACAGAGTTGGTGATGTTTGGATTCAACACTAGTTCAACGAAGAACGCACCGTTAGATGACACCTCAGCAGTTCTAAGAACCAACTGCATTCTATTAAGAAGTTCTCTAGTACCAAAGTTACCAGGAATACCATTGTCAACTGATGGTGCAGTACGGATAGCAAGCAACGCTTTAGTTTGACCAGAGTTCACCTCTCTTCCAGTTCTAGATCCAACCGTGTAAACATATGCTCGGTCATCGTCATATAGACCGTCCATAATAACGGATGAACCCCAGTGACTAATATTTGGTACAGATGTTGCTGCGATTAACTCAAGAGCAATTGGTTGTGTAGCAGAATAAGTAAACGCACTTGCTGATCCACCTCCCATAGGAGGGAATGTAATAGAAGATGGGTTAGCAGCAGTAACAGATTTACTTAATTCAATACTAGTTCCACTGATGGAATGTACAAAGGTATCATCAGGAACATCAGCACCAACAACACGTTGTCCTTTTTGAATTCCAGTACCAGAAGATACTGAACCAGTTGAAGCACCATCAGCAACAGTTAAGTTGATACTAGTAGCTCCAGCTTGTTCTCTAGTAACTCCAGTGAAAGCACCAGATCTAGTAATACCTAGAGGTGATAGAGCAGATCCTGTCTGATCTAATAAAGAAATTCCAAGAGAGTTACCAGCAGTATCAGTAATAGAGAATGCTGTTGAACTAATTACCTGTGCAACATAATATGTTTTTCCTGCAACAACATTGGAGAATGGTCTATCAAATGTAATTGTCTGAACACCACCACCTTGTAATCCAGTTGTAGTTCCTACCACAACACTATCATTAGCAGATACAACAGAGATCACATCTTGCTCATACTTGGTTGTTCCTGTGTAGTTAATATATTCTTGGTTAGCAGCAGTAGCAGAAGTTGCTTGTCTAATTCTAAGAGTACCTGAATCAGGGAATCCATAGGGAGGTTCCAGTACATAGATTGTACTATCAGAATTACTAAATGATTTAGTTGCTGTTGTAGATGGACAAATTGTATTAACTTCATAACGAGATGGTAAGTTACCAGATCTCATGTATGCTTCAGTATTGAAGTTGTTGTTTGGAACCTTGTGTGCATAGATTACGTTACCATCTGTAGCACGGAATCCCCAACGGATAAAACCAGCACCATACCAAGAGTAGTCCATGTAGAACATCTGCATCTTGGTTACGTCAAGTGTGTAACCTGATTTACCAGTACCATCACAACGATCAATGTTCCATTCAGGTTGATTCCATTCAGTTTCTACAGTTTTAGTAATAGGAACATTGACATCAGATGGTCCACGATAGTCAGGGAAAATAACCATCTGTGTATCAGAGATAATACCATCAACACGGTATGAAGATCCACGAAGAACTACATAATCTCCAATCTCTAATTGTTTAGAAAACTTAGTACCTTGCTGGTTTGCTGATGTGTAACTAGAAATTAGTGAACTACCATTAGTTACTGTTGCTTTACCTGACAACTGGAAAGTAGATGTTCTACGAACAACACTAGTATGTCCATTAGCATGACGGAAGAAGATACCATTCTGTTGATCCATCATACCAATTTCAAGGTTAACACCATTTGCATTGATTGGTGTGACTGTATATTCACCAGAAGCAGTTGATTCTGATGGAGTTGAACCAGCAATATACTGGAAAGTATATGCATCTATAACATTAGATACATCAAACGTTCCATTGTATACGTTGTCATTACATCCACGTACATCAATCTCTGTATCTCTAGTTACGTTATGTGCTACAGCACAAACAACAGTAACAGTAGATCCAGATGATGTAATTTCATCAACGTTTTCAATAGCTGGAGCAAGAATAGAACCAGTAGAGAATGCTACACCTTTACCAGATTGATAACGGAAGTAACGTTTTGTTTGTCTAACTGATTGTTGGTTTTTGGAGTGAGAATTGGTAGAAAATTTAACACCACCATCAAATGCTCTGTGAACAGAAGTTCCCTGTGGTCTTGGATAAAGTTTAATAGTACCACTGCCCACTGATCCAGTAGGTGCTCCATCTGGATAATATTCAAATACAGTTGGAGAAACAACAGTAGCAACAACCCATGATCCGTTAACATTTGTACCTGCAGATCCTGCAATAGCAACTTCATTACCAACTTCTAAACCATGTGCGTTAGAACAAGAAACATTGACTTGACCACCTCCTGGTGCTGTTAATGTAATAGTTCCACCAATATCAGATCCAGTATAATGAATGCCAGTATATATTGCAGTTCTAGCATCGATATCAATGTCACTATCACTAGCTGACCAAGGATATGTTGCCGTGTAATTGAATTGATTTGCTCCACTGTCTACAGAGTCAACAATGAATACACCATTAGCACCATCATGAATAGTATCTTGAACAAAGATAGCTGTACCTACTGTAGGTAATGCAGTTTCAACAACGTTTACAGAACATCTAACAGTTTTACTATCCTGAAACGCTTCCATCTGCAGTATTGATAGAGCAGTTTGAGATTTATATGCAAATGGGTTATTGTTGATCATTGCCAACGCTTCCCACTTAGTATCCTGAGTACCATACTCAAAGTCAGTATCAATCTGAGATTGTGGATTAGATACTTTTGCTTTGTTTACAGAGTCATGATATGTTTCTGATGGTTGAATAGTTTCTTCAAAGTCATCATATACAATCTGGAGTCTGTCTGTGTCTGACATTCCAGTTGTATCATATGCAAGTTTAACTCTTGTAGTTACAACGTTTCTAATATCAGTAGAAATTTCGTAGATAGTGGCAGTCAGTTCAGGATCAGAGAAGTTGTATATAACTTTGTTATCTGTAACGTTAGTAACAAGAATCAACTGTTCTCTCTGAATACCACCAGGAATGATAACCTCTCTTTCAGAAGCATCAAAGAGATAGTAGTTACTCTTAATGGATTTCCTTGCCATTACCTATGTTCCTCGGTTGCGATTATTATGCTTTATCTATTTATCAGACACCATACTTATCACGGGTGGCATTGTAGTTTACGGTTCCTTCTGGTGTGAGAAGTTCTCTGTTATAAATTCTAATTTCACCGCAGATAGATCTAAGAGGTTGAGTTCCATTAGGATGAACAAATAACTTATCTATCTCACAACTACCAGAAGCTGCAGCAACACCTGAATTAGTAGTATTAAAAGTTCCATTCTCATCAGAATACATCATCTTAGTAATACCAGTATTACTAATCCCAAAAGCAATCCAATGCCATTGCATAGGTGTCATAGTCATACTTATTTGAGTATTTGCGGTATCATTATCTTTAAATGCAAAATTAGTATTATTGTCTGAGTATATTCCAGCTTCAAAAGCAGGAGAACCACTTGTTAATGCATCTCTCCAGAAATAATTCCATGCATTATTAGCATAGTTACCACTTGAAGGATCCTGAACCATAAGCCACATCTCTATTGTCCACCCATCTGTTTCTGTAAGTGTTATACCAGCAAGATCAAGATATGATGGGTTTCCTGCCTCATTATCAAAAAACCAAATTGCTCCGTCAGTGGTATCATGTACACCTTGTGCATTAACTAAGCTGGCATTATAAGCACTACTACTAGTACCATATAGATTCTTCACTGTTGATGATTTAGTAATAGCAGTTCCATATGTTTGGATTGGTCTGCTATTTCGTCCGTCAGACCAATATTTAACTCTTTGTACCTGAGGGTTCCAAATGTGAATTGTATCACCAGCACCCTCAGGGCTATTAAGTCCTGTGCTACCAGCAGAATTAGCTAAGTACAATTGAAAACCAATTTCATCTTCTGAAATAGAACCGATTAAAAATGTCATAGTACATTTATACCAACCGTTACCATAAGAATTAATAGTATCAGCATAGATAGTCGTAGAATTTTCACTAGCAGTTGCAGCTGCTGTTCCAGTTTCCAAATTAAACCACCATGCATTTTCTGGATCATATGCCCTCAAATAAATTGATTTAACAATCTTATTTGATGATCCAATTTTAGCGAAGACACTAAATGTAACAAGATCACCCTCTACAAATTGTATTTGATTATCAACATTCAAAGAAGTATCTTTATAAGACCATGCTATTCCACCTGGAAGTGACCAGGTATATGGTCCTCCACCTGAAGATGCATCACTACCATCATAAACAATAGTTCCACCAGTCAAATCTCCAACTGGTGATATAACATTAGGTCCAACAGTAGAACCTGTGTTACCAGAATTACCTTTGTTTCCTATACACCACTTACCATTCACAGTAGCGTTATAACGTACAAGATTCGTAACATCATTATTCTTAAATAGATTTTCAGTAGAATCAAGACAAGCTTTATTTCCAAAGTCATAATATATCATCAGATAAGCATTGGTTATAATACCAGGACCAATCTTAGGTGCTGTGTCAGGTGCTTCGTTGATGTACTTAGACTTGGTAGCGTTGTAGTTCTGGAATACTTGTGCTGCTGTTAGAGCTTTTGGATAGACACGAGCTTCTCCAATCCTGCCGTCAAAATTCACACCACTTGTTAGATCGTATCTAGAACCAATAAGAGTATCTACTTGTAGTAATGATGTTGTTGTTTGCTGATCATCGCTGGTAGCTTTGACACCATTTACATAGATCATATTTTCATTGTTATCATTGTGTTGCCACACAACATGAGTCCATTCGTTGGCAGAATAAGAAGGACAATCAGACAGACTTCCTGTCATGATGCCATTTCCATCGTGCACTCTGATAGTTCCATCGTTGGCAAAGAACATTTGGAACCTACCAGGATCGCTTCCATTTAGATACTGAGTCATAAACATTTGGGTTGTATTGGTGGTGTTTAGATACACCCAACCCTCAGCAGTCCATGGTCCAGTAGCAGGAATGAGGGGTTTATCAAAAACCATTCTCATCTCAGTGCCATCTGTTCCATCAAACTCCCAGTATCTAGATACTAGGTTACCACTGTTGGTGTTAATATCCCAATAATTGAGAGTGGCACCATTTACTATAGCATGATTACCTTTACCTGACTTATCAATAGATTTAATAACAGTTGTAGTTGTAGAACCAGCACTAGGAGTTTGATCAGCAGTCAATGTTGAAGGGAATGCTCTTCCAGCACCCCAAATAATTCTTACTGCACCATGTCCACCTTTGTTTCCAACCCATCTACCACTACCACCACCACCATATTCACCACCAGTAGCAGATCCTGCACCACTAGATCCTTCTCCTTGACCAGCAGATCCACCTGATCCACCTCCTCCATTTTCACTAGTTGCTAAACCACTTGCACCTTCACCCATAATTCCTACACCACCACCAGCCCAGTAAGCCCAAGCACCACCAGCACCACCTCCACCAGCTCCATCA